ATATTAGATTTTAACCCATCAGATGAGTATCATTGGATTTACGATAATGTTATAACTAGAAAAGATTGCGCCTTTTACAAAACTACTTATTTAGATAATCCTTTTTTAGAAGATGTAATTAGAGATGAGATAGAAAGGTTAAAAGAAACAGATGACCAATATTGGCAAATATATGGATTAGGAGAAAGGGCAAGTAGTATTAACACAATCTTTAAATACGCAGAGGTAAACAAAATACCTGATGATGCTAAACTAATATCATACGGAATGGACTTTGGTTACAGTAATGACCCTACAACACTTGTAAGCGTTTTTGTGATGGAACATAACTTATATATAAAAGAGCATTTATATAGAACGCAAATGACAACGCAAGACATCAATATATTTTTAAGAGAACAAAGCTTATTGAATAATCCTATATATGCAGATAGTGCAGAGCCAAGACTAATCGCTGAACTTAGAAGAATGGGGCATAATATATTCCCAAGCCTAAAAGGTAAAGATTCAATTAATGCAGGTATTGACTTATTAAAAAGATATAAATTACATATCACATCAGATAGTAATAATGCTATACAAGAATTTAGAAACTATAAATGGAAAGAAGACAAATCAGGAAGACTTATAAATATACCTGAAGACAAGCATAATCATATCATTGACCCTTGTAGATATGCTACTTACTCTATATTATCAAGACCAAACTTTGGTAAATATACCTTACATTAAAAATAACTTATAAAATTTTTTGTTTATAACTTAAATAGTTTTATATTTGTTATATAATAATAATACAAAACAAATGTTTGAAATAAACGGATACTCAAAAGAATACTTTATAGGTTCAAAACTTATAGGTAAAGAAATATTAGAAACACCTGATAGAAAAAGACTAGGTTATACAGGTAGAAAACTAGAAACATTACAAGAAGATATAATGTTTAAAAAACTTTATAAAAAAGGAACACAAGTTTATACTGAGGTATCTCCTATATGTGGTAAACTATTAGGAACACAGCAAGAAAAATTCCAAATATTAGCTAACTCTAGAAGTGCATACAATAAATAATGGGAATATATAAAACACAAATACAGAATTTAAAAGACCTAGAGTTCTATACAGATATAGATATTGCAATTAGTTTAGTTAAAAAATGGAGAGAAGCTAGTCCTGATAATAAAGAATTAAAACTAATGCAAGATAGTTTACTAGGTATATTTCTGTGGGCAAACACTATGGAACAAGAAGCTAGAATACACGATAGTATAGTGAGCCAATATAGAGAAGATAAAAATAAAGCATTATTTGAATTAAAAGAAATTAAAGACAAATACGAACACTTAAAAAAATTAGAATTATGAAAGTAAAAGGAGAATACAATGTAGAAGAAGCGAATTATAATTTAAATATTTCTTATGAATATTATTGGGATGATGGAAATTATTTTAACCCACCTGAAAGCGACTTAGAAATACTAGAAGTTACTTTAAATGGAATGGATATAACTGACTTTTATTGGGATTGGGTTGATGATGCAATACATTCGCAAGTATGGGATTATGCACAAGAAAATAGAAATGAATAAGATGTTGTAATAATAACTTGGGAAAAGTTACAACATTGATAGGGTGGTCAGAAATGGCTGCCCTTTTTTTATTATCTTAGTATATTATAAAATCTCTAATTAAATACGTTATATATATATGAAAGTAAGTATAAGCATACCAAACTCGCTAGAAGATATCACATTAAGGCAATACAAACGCTTTTTAAAAATACAAGAACAAACTAAAGATGATAGATTGTTGAACGCTAAAATGATAGAGATATTTTGTTCAGCTAAATTAGAACAAGTGATGCAATTAAAACTCACTGATACTCAAGAAATTATTAGCATATTATCAGCTTTGTTTGAACAAAAACCAAATCTCGTAAGACATTTTAAAATTAATAAAATTGAGTTTGGATTCCACCCACAATTAGATGACTTAACTCTAGGAGAGTATATTGACTTAGATAACTTTATAGGAGATTGGGATAATATGGAAAAAGCTATGAATGTTTTATATAGACCTGTAATAGCTAAGCTAAAAGAAAATTATAGTATCCAAGATTATAAAGTAGAATTAAATCCTAGTATTTTAGATATGCCTATGAATGCGGTTATGTCATCAATTTTTTTTTTGTGGAATTTAGGTCTGGACTTATCGAAAACTATGACGAACTCTTTGGAGGAAAATCAGACAAAAGCCTTGACGGAGTATCTCAATTCTCAAGAAAATGGGGTTGGTATCAATCAATTTATGGACTCGCTCAAGGGGATATTAGGAGATTTGAAAGTATCACTGAATTAAATGTACACTCTTGTTTTATGATGTTATCATTTATGAAAGAAAAAAGCGAACTAGAAGCAGAACAAATAAAAAAGAAATTTAAATGAGCAATCAAGGAGTAAGAGGTTTTTATAATCTAACTGAAAAATTAAAAGAACAATTATTAGAAGACATTAATATTAATACAGTAACAACTGGAAACATATCTGATGTAAACCTAAATAAACAAGACATTTTTCCTCTAGGTCATATCATAATAAATAGCGTTACAGATGAAGAACAAATATTAAGATTCAACATCAGCGTTCTTGCTATGGATATTGTTGACCAATCTAAAGATTTTCCAATAGATAGATTCAAAGGTAACAATAATGAACAAGACATTTTAAATACGCAACTAGCAGTTTTAAATAAACTAATACAAAGGCTTAGAATGGGTACACTATATACTGATATGTATCAATTAGATTCATCGCCAAATTTAATACCATTTTATGACAGGTTTGATAATCAGTTAGCAGGTTGGACTGCAAATATGGAAGTTCTTATTTATAATGATATATATATCTGCTAATGAAATACACAAACTTAAAAGCTACTATTGAAAAATATGGTAAGTATGTTGTACAACAAGCGAGAACTAATCTAACTAAAGATGGTAAAGGTGGTGGCTCATTATATAATTCTTTAGAATCTAAAGTTGATGTTGAGGTTGATGCTTTCTTATTAGAGTTTTTAATGGAAGATTACGGACTTTTTGTTGACAAAGGTGTGAAAGGTAAAGACCCTAGTAAAGTATCGCCTAACGCTAAGATAACAGGACAACAAGCACCAAACTCGCCATACAGATTTGGTAGTGGTAATTATGCAGGAACTTGGAAAACTTTCTTAGATAAGATTGAAATTTGGGCAAAAAGTAAAAATGTAAGATTCAGAGAACAAAAAGGAAGTTCAAAAGGTGGTCAATTTAAAGCAGGTAATTATAGGAGTATGGCTTATGTAATTGCTTCTAACATATACAACAGAGGTATAAAAACATCTAACTTTTTTACAACACCATTTGAAAGGTCGCAACAAAAACTAGGAGATGAATTATTAGATTCATTTATTCTTGATGTTGAAAAACAAATAATATACGGAGAAAAATAAACAAAATGGCAAATATAGCATTAAGAAATCCACAATATAAATTCATAGCAATACCCTCATCAGGTGTTCAGTCTGTAGAATGTACAATAACAATAAATACAGTTTTACGATATACACTTGTAAAAAATGTAAGTCCAAGTACAGGATGCAATTTTGATATTTCAGAACTTGTTAGAGATTATTTAGAAATAGATTATTCATCTACTTATACAGCAGATACAGTATTAATTTCAACTAACCTAAAAAACTACTCTGGATTAAATGCAACAGGAAGTCAAGTAGGTTCAACTGTTAATTATACAGATGTAGGATGGGAAGCATTTGGATATTTTTCAGAAGGTTCTAATCCTGAAATACCTTTTACAACAGGCGCACAATTTTTAATAGCACCTAATACTACAGGTGTTGGGTCAAGATGGCAAATCTTTGTTCCATATGGAGTAGCAGGATATGTGCAATACATAACGCAAACAGGAAGTTATTCTGTGAGTTCTTATAGCACTACAGCAACTTCTGCAGCTGGTCAAGGTAACGCTTGTATAATTAATAGAATTGATTGTACTAAATATGGTCAGGGTAGAAAAATTACATTTATAAACCGATATGGAGTTCAGCAAGATTTATGGTTTTTCTTAAAAGAAGTCAGGTCATTAAATAGAACTAATGAAAAATATCAGTCTAATACAATACAATATCCTGATGATGATTATGCGCAATATGAAGTTAAAAACGCACCTAATAAATTATTCAATACACAAGGTAAACAAATGCACACTTTAAGTTCAGGTTATTATCCTGAGTTTGCTAATTCATATTTTGAGCAATTGTTATTAAGCGAATATGTATGGCTTACAAGACCAAAAAAAGAAAATCCTTCAGTTGATGAAACTATACCTGTAACTGTAAAGACTTCTAATATGAAATTCAAAACATCAGTTAATGATAGGTTAATTGAATACACAATAGATTTTGAAGAAGCATTTGACTTAATAAATAACATTAGATAAATGCAAAAACTCCAATTATATATAGGAACGCAAAGGGTTGATTTATTTAAAGATGAAACTGTATCTTTTACACAAACAATACAAAACGTAAAAGACATTAGTAAAATCTTTACTGAGTTTTCTAAAACATTTTCCTTACCTGCATCTAAAGTAAATAATAAGATATTTCAACATTATTACAATTTTGATATACAAGGTGGTTTTGATGCTAGAAATAAAGTAGCAGGATAAAAAGAAAAAAAAACAATACCATAAAAAGAAGGATATATAAAATTAGAGGGAGTTGATTTAAAAAAAAACATACCACACACATATAGAATTACATTTTTTGGGAATACAATAAATTTGAAGGATGTATTAGGAGATGACCAATTAGGAGCATTACCTAGTTTATCAACATACAATCAAGCTTATTCTAAAGCAAATGTTAAAGCTAAAATGACTGCTAATTTAACTAGCACAACTAATATTTGTACTCCACTTATAACACATACTCAAAGATTAAAATATGATTCTGATTCTGCAACACACAATGATGATGGAAATTTATTTTGGCATAATTCAAGTGGAACAAATGGTGTTGTGTGGAATCAATTAAAATTTGCTATAAGATTACAAGCTATTATTGATGCAATAGAATCACAATACCCATCAATAAATTTTTCTGATGATTTTTTTAATAATTCTAGTAACACTCAATTTCATAATTTATGGATGTGGTTACATAGAAAAAAAGGTAGTGTAGAACCAACTCAACAATTAGCTTTAAATTTTGTTGCGTTAGAAGAATTGTATAAGGTTTCAGGTAACACAGGTTTTACTGCTTCTATATTTGGTATATTAGAAATAATAGCACCAACATCCCCAACACAAATTGTACAAACTGATTTAACAGTAACACCAACAAATAATTCAACAGTATATAATATACAGATTTTGAAAAATGGTTCTATTTATGACCAAAGAACTAATGTAACAGGTTCTCAAACTTTTTTTAATACATCTGGAACAATTTTAGGTGCAGGTCAATATAGTATACAGGTTGCAACATTAGATTCTAATGGAATAACTTTTAATGCAAATAATATAGTTTGGACTATTTCTGTTGCTGTTCCTGGTCAAGGTGGTGGTGGTGGAACTGATATTTGGAAAAATGCAACTGCATTTCAAAGTAGCACGATAACCCCTTTTAATATTCCTGAACAAATACCTGAAATGACAATAATTAGTTTCTTAACATCTTTATTTAAAATGTTTAATTTGACTGCTTATATAGATAATTCAGGCACAATAGTAGTTAAGACCTTAGATAGTTATTATGCATCTGGTTCTGCAACCCCTATTGTGATAGATGAATATTTAGATGTAACAAAATCGAGTACAGATGTTGCTTTACCATTTAAAGAAATAGAATATAAATATAAAGGTCTAGGAACTTTTTTAGCAAAACAATATAATCAACTTAATAATATTGGATGGGGAACATTGAAATACACATTAAATAATGCAACTTTTGATGCACCGAATAATATTTATAAAGTAGAAATACCTTTTGAACACCTTTTATATGAAAGATTAATTAATGTTAATACTGCAGTATCAGCACCTGCTAATGAAACAACAATACAATGGGGTTATTTCGTTGATGATAATCAAGAACCTTATTATGGTTTACCTTTAGTTTTTTATGCAATAGAAGTTAGTAATGGAACTGAAATAGCATTACAAACAGGCACAGGTACAGAAGCTATAGATGATTATATTATCCCATCTAATAGTTTAGAAGTAGGAACAACAAATGAAACTAATATTAATTTTACTGCTGCAATAAATGAATATGATGGCTCTGAATATTTAGGAACACTTTTTAATACTAATTATAGTACATACATAAATAATGTCTTTGATATTGGTAGAAGGCTTATTAAAGTTAATGCAATTTTACCACAAAAGATATTTCATAATTTACAGCTGAATGACTTAATACAAATCAGGCAACAAAACTATCAAATAAATTCTATTACAACAAACCTTACAAATGGTAAAAGTCAATTAGAATTATTGAATGTTGGAACACCTTATTATAGGGTGCTACCTAGTGTATCGTATCAAGGCTCACTTGGAACTTTATATTATAATTATTCTGTAGGTATTGCATCAAGTTTATCAATCGGAGATACAATGTATAATAATGCAACATTAACTAGCACAGCGAGTTCTGGAACATATTTTCAAGTAGGCTCAACAGAAGATGATACAGTTTGTCAAGACAGTTCATATATGATGTCAATGACTTTAGATTCTAACGGAATAATAACTAACATATTATGTGGGCAACCTTAAAATAAAATTATGATTAAAAATATATTAGACTTGCTAAATTTAGCAACAGGAGAAACTGAAAATATCAAAATAGCAAAAGGTAAATATGCATTACCTAAAACTTTGAAACAGGGTTTTAAAAAATTAAAAAACAATATCAGATGGCAACAGTAGTAAAAGAATATGATATAAAAATATCAACTAAACAAGCACAAGCAAATATTGATGAACTTAATAAATCGCTTGAGTTACAAGAGGAATTAATTGATGATATTGAAAAAGAACTTAGACAATATCAAAAGGAATTAAATAAAACCTCAGCTACAGACCTAGCTAAACGACAAGACTTAAATGATAAAATTAAACAAACTAAAGAAAGGTTAACAGATGAAAAGATTGCTTTAAAACAAGTCAATAAAGACAGAAAAAAAGCAAACGAAGTTATGAAAGAAGCAGAAGAAAACGCTGCTGACTATTCTGGTGCACTAGGTTTAATTGACCAAAAAACAGGTGGCGTAATATCAGGTTTCAAAGGTTTAAAAGATGGTATAGGTGGTGTGAACAAAGGCTTTAAAACTATGAGGGGTGCTATAATAGCAACAGGGATAGGTGCGTTAGTTTTAGTATTAACATCTTTAGCTTCTGCTTTTACTTCTTCTGAAGAAGGGCAAAATAAATGGTCTAAAGCTATGGCTATGGTTGGTGCAGTTGTAAGTGCTTTTACAGATAAATTAGCTGACTTAGGAATGTTCTTAATAGATGTGTTTACAAACCCAATAGATGCTCTTAAAAACTTTGGCAATAGTATCAAAGAATTTGTTATGGATAAGGTTGACAAAGTCATTGATGGATTAGGCTTAATGGGTAGTGCTATTAAAAAATTATTTTCTGGAGATTTTTCTGGTGCATTAGATGATGCTAAAGATGGTTTTGTATCATTAAATAAAGGACTGAATCCAGTTGTTATATCAACAGATTTATTAATTGACGGAACTAAAAAACTTATTAAAAGTACAAAAGACTTAGTTACTGAAATGAAAGCTGAAGCTAAAATAGCAGGACAGATAGCTGACCAAAGAGCAAAAGCTGATAAATTAGATAGGCAAATTATAGTTGATAGAGCAAAAGCCAATAGAGATAGAGCCGACTTATTAGAAAAAGCAGTTGATAAAGAAAAATTTACAGTTAGTGAAAGAATTGAATTTTTAAAAGAAGCAGGTCAATTAGAAGAAGAAATAACAAAAAAAGAAATACAAGCTGCACAATTAAGGTTAGATGCAAAAGTTAAAGAAAACGCATTAGGTAAATCAACTAAAGAAGATTTAGAGGAAGAAGCAAACTTAAGAGCAAACCTTATTAATTTAGAAACTGCAAAACTCACGAAAGCGAAAGAAGTTACATCACAAATAATTGCTTTAAATGCTGAAGCCAAAACAATAAAAGACCAAGAAGATGCTGAAGCTAAAGCTAAAAAAGAACAAGATGATGCAGATGAATTAACAAAGGCACAAGAACTACAAACATTAAAAGACCAAATAAGAGATGCCTCAGCAGTAACAGATGATGAAAAAAGAGAATTAGAAATTATTAAAGTTACTGAGCATTATGATAAATTAATAGCATTAGCAAAAGCACAAGGTTTATCAATTGTTGGTTTAGAAAAATCTAAGGTTGATGCATTAAATAAATTTAATCAAGAAAATGCTGAAAACTCAGTTAAGTGGGAAGATATGACTGCTAAAGAAAAACTCGGTATTGCTAGTAGTACATTAGGTAATATGGCAACTATACTAGGCGAAGAATCAGCAGCAGGTAAGGCAGCAGCTATTGGTCAAGCAACTATAAGCACATTTCAATCAGCTACAGATTCTTATAAATCTATGGCAGGTATACCAATTATTGGTCCTGCATTAGGTGCGATTGCAGCAGCAGCAGCAGTTGTTTCAGGTATGGCTCAAGTTAAAGCTATAAAAGGCACAAAGTTACCAACTTTAGCAGGTAAAACACCACCTGCAGTAGGGGGTGGTTCAACACCAACACCTGCTCCACCGACACCACCTTCATTTAATTTAGTTGGTTCAAGTGACACAAACCAATTAGCTGAGGTAATAGGAGAACAAACTCAAGCACCTGTACAAGCATTTGTAGTAGCGAGTGAAGTTACAACTGCACAAGGATTAGAAAGAAACACTATTGAGGGTGCAACAATAGGATAAATACAAATTTAAATTTTTAATACGTTATATAATTATGAAAATAATAGAACTAATTTTAGATGAAGAACAAGAAGAAAGTGGCATAGATGCTATTTCTATTGTTGAAAGTCCAGCTATTGAATCTGATTTTGTTGCTTTAAATTCACAAGAAATTAAATTAGCAGAACTAGACAAAGAAAAAAAAATATTATTAGGTGCTTTATTGATACCTAATAAACCTATTTACAGAAATGGAAATGAAGGGGATTATTATATATTCTTTTCAAAAGATACCATAATGAAAGCATCGCAGATGTATTTGAAAAATGGTTATCAAAATAATTCAACACTAGAACACAAAGAAGCGTTGAATGGATTAACACTTGTTGAAAGTTGGATAGTAGAAGACAAAGTACACGACAAGTCAAGAAAATATGGACTAGATGTTCCTGTAGGTACTTGGATGGGAGCAGTAAAAGTAAATAATGAGGATATTTGGCAAGAATACGTTAAAACTAATAAAGTTAAGGGTTTTTCTATTGAGGGTTACTTTGCAGATAAAATGGAAAGACCTAAAGAATCAATCAAAGAAGATATGTCAGAAGATGACAAGTTACTTAATGAAATAAAAAACATATTAACAAATGAAACGGAATAATAATAGACCATATATACCTAGTAGAACAAGTCCTAAGGGAAGTTCTAGAGCGTGTTTATGTTGGGATACTAATAAATATTCTATTGATTGTTGTGATGGCTCAATACACGCACAAGGCATCGGAGTAATCACAAGAATAACTTGAAAATGCAAAATTAAATCAAATAATCGTTATATAAATAATATGAAATCAACTGAAATGTTAAACCAAATTAAAACACTTCTAAACATCGAGGTAAAACTTGAGGAAATGAAGTTAGAAAATGGCACTATCGTAAGTGCTGAATCATTTGAAAAAGGTAAAGAAATTTTTATCGTAACAGATGATGAAAAAGTAGCAATGCCTGTTGGCGAATATATACTAGAAGATTCAAGACTAGTAGTTGTAGAAGAAGAAGGAATTATTGGAGATGTTAGAGAAGTTTCTGATGAAGTTCCGCAGAAAGAAGAAGCAGGAGAAGAAATCACTGAAGATTTAAAAGAAGATGACTACGAGGAAGACAAAAAAGATGAAGAAAAAATGGCTGATGTTGGAGATTGGGAAGGGATGGAAAAAAGAATCCAAAACTTAGAAGATGCTATCGCTGATTTAAAATCAGACAAAGAAAGCAAAATGGAAGAAGAAGAAATGAGTTCTGAATCACAACCATTAAAATCAAGAACAGTAAAAGAAGAATTTTCTGAAGAAGTAAAAAAAGAAGAATTATCTGAAGCTGCTGTAAAGCCAATAAAACATAATCCAGAATCAGTTAGTAAAACAAAAAAGGTTGAATTTGCAAAAGGTAAGTTTAACACAACACTAGATAGAGTATTAAATAAATTAAATAAATAATAAAAAAAATGAGTAATCTAAAAAATGTAAATTTAGCAACTGCTGTAAATATCACTACTACGTATGCAGGTGAGTTCGCAGGAGAATATATTGCTGCAGCACTTCTTTCAGCATCTACAATTGATGATGGAGGATTAACAGTAAAAGCAAATATTGCTTACAAAGAAGTAATTAAAAAATTAGCAACAGGTTCTTTAGTTAGTCCTGCTAGTTGTGATTTCACACCTAATTCATCTGTAACACTTACAGAAAGAATTATCCAACCAGTTGAGTTACAAGTTAACCTACAATTATGTAAGTATGACTTCGTAAACGATTGGGAAGCACAACAAATGGGGTATGGCTTAAATCAATCTTTACCACCAAAATTCTCTGACTTTATGATTGCTCACGTAGCAGCAGAAGTAGCACAAAATACAGAATTATGTATTTGGCAAGGAGATACAGGTGCAGCATCAAACAATTCATTTGATGGGTTTGAAAAACTAATCGCAGCTTCAGCAGCAGCAGGAGATATTCCAGCAGGTCAACAAATTGCAAAAGCAGCAATAACATCAGCAAACGTAATTGATGAATTATCTAAAGTAGTAGATGCTATACCATCTTCACTATATGGAAAAGAAGATTTATTCATTTATATTCCTTCTGCAATAGCTAAAGCTTATGTTCAAGCATTAGGTGGATTCGCAGCTAACGGATTAGGAGCAAATGGTGTAAACGCACAAGGAACACAATGGTGGAACAATGGTTCACTAAGTGTAAATGGTGTAAAAATATTTGTTTGCCCAGGAATGAGTAGTGATGTAATGTACGCAGCACAAAGAAGTAACTTATACTTTGGAACAGGAATCTTAAACGATTCTAACGTAGTAAAAGTTTTAGATATGGCTGACTTAGATGCTTCAAACAATGTTAGAATGGTAATGAGATTTACTTCTGCAGTACAATTTGGTATTGCTTCTGACATCGTAGAATACGCATAATAATTAACTAACTGAATTAAGGCAGGTAGAATAATCTGCTTGCCTTTTTTTTTAAAATAAATATAAATACTATGGCTTGTACACTAAACACAGGTAGAAAAGTACCTTGTAAAAGTGCCTTTGGGGGAATAAAAACTGTTTACTTTGCTGATTATGGAACTATTCAATCAGTTGCAGTAGATTCAACAACAAAAGAAGCAACAATCACAAATGGTTCGCCTGCTCCAACTTGGTACGAATACGATGTAAAAGGTAATTCATCTTTAGAAACAACTGTAACAAGTTCTAGAGAAAATGGTACTACTTTTTATACTCAAACTTTAAACTTAACATTAACTTATTTAGATGCTAAAACACAAGCAGAACTACAAGTTCTTGCAGTAGCTAGACCATACATTGTTGTAGAGGATTACTACGGTAATAGCTTCCTTTGTGGTTTTGAAAACGGAATGGATTGCACAGGTGGTACAGTTGTTACTGGTGCTGCTGCAGGAGATTTGAGTGGTTTCACATTAACTTTTGAAGGGTTAGAAGAAACTGCACCTTATTTCTTAGATAACGGAGTTACTCCAGATGCGACACAAATAGACCCAACTGCATAATAATAGTTTTTTTTAATTGTAAATTAAGCACTCTTTATAGGGTGCTTTTTTTTTGCCTTAATGATTGTACAAATTCCTTGTATTATTACGTTATATAAGTAATGATTATATTAACTACATCAGCAACTGCCCAAGCATTATCAATTATTCCTAGAGAATATACCGATGCTTTTAGTGTATCTATAACAGATGATAGCACTAACATAACTAAATACTATGATATAACATCAGCAGTAATTTCTAATGATTATTTAAACTTTAATTTAACATTTAATCCTATCTTAGTAGAAAATCATTTTTATGATTTAAGATTATATATAGATTACAATTATTGGAATACAAATTATAGTTTCTGGAATTTATATGACCAAATATGGAATTTAGATTCTGAACAAATAGATGACATCTATAAAGATAGAATATTCTGTACAGACCAAGATGTAGACCAATTAAATAAAAACGACCATTATGAATTAAATAAAGGTCAATACCTGACTTATGATGGGTATGATAATACATATTTAGTAATATGAAAAATAGAAAAAGAAATACACTAGGGCAATTCGTAAAAAATTCTAAGGTTTCGGAGTTTGGCTTTGTAAATTTAAGCACATATACAAGTCCTGAAATTGAAGAAGTTCAAGGTAAAGAATGGGTTCAGTATGGTGCTGATAATAATTACTTTCAGTTTTTAATTGATAGATATAATGGTAGTCCTACAAATAATGCTGCTATAAATGGTATTAGTCAGCAAATTTATGGTAAAGGTTTAAACGCAACAGATGGTAATAGAAAGCCAAATGAGTATGCTCAAATGATTTCTTTATTCAAAAAAGAATGTGTTAGAAAACTATGCTATGATTTAAAATTAATGGGTCAATGTGCTATACAAATAATATACACTAAAGATAGAAAACGTATTGCTCAGGTTGAGCATATGCCTATTGAAACTTTAAGGGCAGAAAAATGTAATGAAGATGGGGAAATACCTGCATATTTTTATTTTAAAGATTGGGTTAATATAAAAAGAAGCGATGAGCCTTTAAGAATACCAGCTTTTGGTATGTCAAATGAAAGCATTGAGATATACTACATAAAACCATACAAGAGTGGCTTTTATTACTATTCTCCTGTCGATTATCAAGGTGGTTTGC